AGTCATCATGGACTCCTTGAGCAGGGAACAGGATTAACTGGTCTACAAACTCATCCCAATCTTCTTCCGAATTTAACACAATTCTGCCATGCTCGAACCTACCTTGTAAAGCCCAGATGATTCTGTCTGCTTTTTTTCTATTCCCATGGGTCAAATCTATGATGTGAGCATAGGTGTTGTTCTTACGCATCAGGTCTGACAGATAGGGCAAAACAGCGTTCTTTAGCGCCCCCCTCTCTATCCCTACACTCAAAGGGCGGTAGTCCCGAATGGCAATCAGTATCTTAGAGGCAGTCTCTCGGATGTCCCATCTTCCATGTTCAATCTTCTCAACAAACCACTTTCCATCGTCTGTCACCTTAACGATTGAGATAGCAGACTCGTCCAGACGCTTCTTAGAGTTGGCTGCTTGTTTGGCAACCTCCTCGAACCCTGCAAGGTCAACAGCGATGTAATAGCTTCCATGTTCAGGCTTTACCCCGTATTTGATCCACTCTTCTTTGAAGATGTCAGAACCTGCATTGGTAAACGAAGCCATAAACTCTTGCTTAAAAGCGAAGGAACTTAGGGTCTTTTTAGCGGAATCTATCTCTGCTTGGTCAATCAAGGGGTTATCAGCAGTGGTGAAGTGCCATGACTTCCAATCAGGATCATCTTCTGACTCACCCAACTTGAAGGTATCGTAGAACCAATTTCTGCCCTTTGGAGTGCCGATGAACAAGGCTCTCCCTCGTTTATCAGACAAACTGGCACGAATGACCTGTTCCCAAGCCTCGGGTTTAATGTCAGCAACCTCGTCCAGAACGGCATAGGTCAATGAGACTCCACGCAAGGTATCAGGTCTATCCGCACCACGAACGTATATCCTAGCCCCGTTTATCAGGGTAATGTCTAGGTTGTTCACATGACTGCTCTGAATAACCTCTCTACCAAGGTCTAGCAGTAAGTCCCAAATAATCTGTCTTGATTGTCCCATAGTGGGACTAACGTAGAGAACCGCAGAGCCTTGTGGACACTTGAGTCCTTCAATCAGCAGGGTAACTGCCGCCATACGGCTTTTGCCACAACGTCTTCCGGCAGCTACTACCTTGAACCTTGTTTTATCGGCAAAAACTTGTTGTTGCCAAGGAAGAAGGGAGAAGTTGAGGTCAGCCATATTTGGCCTCTACGTCTTGAGGCTCATCAGAGGTGTCGATGATCGTTGGCTCTTGCCCCAAACCAGTGATATTGATCGTGACTGCTGACCTTTGACTCTTGTCTTTCTCAAACATTGAGATCGGTAGTGTTCGGTCAATGCACATCTTGAGCGCTGCCATCTGGCCTGGGTGGTCATCGTTGAGCGCAATGTCAATTACCTTCTGCGCTACATCCTTGCCGCCAGACCGGATCATTAACTCCTTGAGTTCTTTCAGGCGCTGGTGATCCGTCTTAGGCAAAACCTTCGGTGGGTTGTTCGCATAGCGCTGAATGGTCATCTTGACCGAACCCTTGGGACGACCAGGCTTTTTCTTTCTCTCTTCAGTTGCAGGTGTGAATTCCACTTTTTTCCTTTCGGGAAGATGGGTTTTGACAATTGTAGTCCATTTCGCTTTTTCGGTGGGTGGGGGGCATCTACAATTATCACGGCGAGGCCGACCCCCTCCCCCCCCATGCAAACCGCCCAAAAACTAGGGTTTTCCCGATTCTGCTTTATACAATGACCATTATGTTAAGTTGACGCAAAGATATCCACAGATATTTGAATACTTTGTTTGTACTCGGCAAGTTATCCACCGCAAACTGTGGACAAGTTGAACAAGACCCTTGTGGATAACTGGGTTCGGATCGATTTCGGGGCGGGAGAAAAAAGGGAAAGAGGCGGTGGGTGCATTCCACGCATACCTGACCACCAGTTATAACATTTTGTTATAACCCAAAAAGTTCTTCGCAAAGCATCAACGCAAACCAAGCAACCCATGCCTAGAACGCATCAAAACGATCCATACGGCGTTATTGCGCCTCACCCTTGTACTGACTTAGGAAATCGATTAAATCCATCTCAGGGCGATATCCTGCATTCCAGAGAACTTGATAGGCATCGATGACATTACGAAATCCAACTGTAATATTGCCAGCACCCGCGCAGGCCAAGACCATTTTGTCGGGCATCGTTAACTCACGATAGAAGTATCTGGAATTTATGCTAGGCGGTCTACCATTGGCATTAGCCATAACAACCCCCAAAAAAAAGGGTACTCACGCCCAAAGGCGCTTTCCCCGAATGTGCAGCAATGGCAACCGCGCACAAGCTCATCTTATCACCTCAATCTCCACGGCGTACTCGCCTGCTCTGCCTGACCTTTGGGCATACTGCCAATCCACCAGACGATTGCCATCATCCACGCCAAGCCAATCAGCGACACCATCCCTGACTGCTTTAAACCCAGACTGCAAATTATCCCCATCCAACTTCCTTGGCGCAACTCTGGTCAAAACCACAGTCGCCGGAAGCATCTCCAAACCAGAGGACTGAGCCACGGCAGCCAAGCTCATCCGAGTCCTCGTTCTCTGATCCCTCGTCAATTTCGCCTTGACCGCCCAATGCAATCTCATGTTCGCCACACTGACAATTTTCATGTTCATCCTGACCTCAATCATGCCAACTCCCAACCAACTCCCAACTTTCCCAACCTTGCCCGATTTCCCAAAAACCGAACCGAACCGAACCGAAACAGTTTACGAACCGAAACCGAATGGGTATGTATACCCTTTCGGTAAGTTTCGGTTCGAAATACCGACTGTTTGGGCTTCCAGTTTCGGTAAGTTTCGGTAAGTTTCGGTTAATTCGGTTCATAGTTTCGGTTCAACCGAATTAGCCGATTCGGTTACCGATTCGGTAAGTTTCGGTTCAATCATCTTCCCATCATTTGGCTTAATTCTATAGCCTTTGGAGTCCTCAAGAACCAGTAATTTTTTGACCAAACTGTCCACAACTTCCCTAAACCTGTTGGACTTGATGCCATGTTCTTTGGCAGATTCGCGCCACTCATCGTAGGTCACCAAGTCCACAATGCCATTCTTTTCATGGTTCATTTGGATTGAAACCAAGCAGTCTAGGGTTTTCCTTTGGTTGCCTGCGAGATAGGTTTTCTTCTGGATTGAGTTAGTCAGGCCGCTGATGTCCACCGCCGTGAGGTATGCACCCCGAACTGGCGCGCCGTTTTTGTCTTGGATGGGCAGGTCAACCTGAGTGATCTGAAAGTTCTTGGGTGCAGGCATCTCTGCATCCTTCATCTTTTTGGACTCAAAGGCTATGGTTTTAGTTCCCGAATCCAATTGGCAACGATATTCAGCATCAAGCGCACCCTTCAGGGCGGTGCTTCCTCTAGACCGATCCTTGTCTGCCACGCCTGAATGGTGAACCACCAAGACACAGCATTTCCAAGGTTGGCGCAGATAGACATCCAGATGCTGGATAAAGGCATTCATGTCTTGGGTGGAGTTCTCATCACCGCCGTGGTTACGCGCTAGAGTGTCAATGATGATCAGGCTAGGGACAGTTCCTGCTTGCGCTGACAGCTCCTTGATGCTCTCAGCCACAACAGCCGCCTCGGTTGCATCGTACAACTGCGCTGCCCTATGGCTTTTGTATAACGGCGCTCCATCCAAGGTTTGCCCATTACCCAACTGCCAAGCCTTAAACCGCCTCGCAAGGCCGTTATGCCCTTCTCCGGCAATGTAGAACACACTGCCTTGCTTGACCTCATGCCCATGCCAAGGCTTTCCTGTTGCTACGCAACAAGCTATGTCGATGGAGACAAACGACTTACCACCGCCTGGGTCACCGAACACTTGCGCTAGGGAGTCACTTTCAATGTAGTCATCCACAATCCAGTTGATCTGGCTAAGTTGTAAGTTATCTGCCCGAGTGAACTCAAACGCCAGTTTGTCACGCATTGGGCCTGCTACGCGCTCGATCTGCTCTTTGACCGCATCCAGACCTTGCAGGCAGTGCAGGTCATTGAAGTCTGTTGGTTTGTTGTCCACCATGTCAGACTCTCCAAATGATGGGTAAACAATCTCCCCAAACACCAGAGCCGCCGCAGCCCTGCCTTTCGCCACACCAGGGTTGCCTTCTGTGAACTGGTCATTGTCTGCACCGATGATGATCTTCGAGCCTGGGAACATCTCTTTGGCGCTCTTCGCTACCTTGGCTAAGTTCCCACAATCAAACGCCACCAACACTGTGTAGTCTGTTGCCTCATGGATACTGGCGCAGGTTGCAAAACCCTCACCAATGAACACAATCTTTCTGTTACCCCTGAGTTCATAAAACCCACCCTCGATCTTGCCACCCTTTAAGAACCGCTTGTTGCCATCTGCATCAATGGTCTGATAACTCAGGATTTCCCCACCTTGGTTGATCACAGGCACAACAAGCCTGCCTGCACGATCAATCTTGATCCCATGCGCTTGAATGTGCTTCCTCACAAGGTATGGATGATCATCAGACGCATCTGCATACGTCCCAACCTCATCCTCTGCACGTTCGGCAGCCACGGCCTGCGAAGCCAGCCTGTCAGCCTCTTTCTTGGCCTTGACATCTGCTATCCACTTGTCATGCTCAAAGCGCTCAGTGAACGACATCTGCCTGCCAGTATCTGCTACCCACTTACTCTCAAACACTGGCTCTTTCCAGCACCCTGCAATGCCCACAGGCACTTTGCCACTGGAGTGCAGGATGTACCAACCATCCAATGCACCCTTCTTGCTCGATACATGAGCCACCCTGTGAATCTCACCATCTGCCACGATCTGGTCTTTGATCACAAGACCCGCAGCCTCACAGTGCCTGCGAAACCCCTCTTCAGGGTTGATCAAGTCTTGGCTCTCTGTTGCTACGGCAAAGCCATTGGGGAAAATTGTTGTTAGGTTAGTCATTAAATTCTTTCACTGAGTAATTTCCATGCTGTTGCTGCCACTGCTGGAACTTGTCCGTTTCCAATGGCTTTAAGTCTGTCCACTCGATAGGCCACAACATCAGCATCTCTGACGCACTTACAGGCATTTTCATGTTCATAAGGCGTGAGTAATGATATTGAGGACGATTTTGTCCACCTGCCTCGAAATTGTTTCCTTGCCGTTTTAATGTTTCCAATTTGCCTGTCGCTTTCCAATCTGTTGCTGTTGGTGTAGGCCATTTCGAGGGGGGGGGGGTAACTCTGCGACAATCCAAATACGATCCCTTTGGTGGACTGCACCAACGTCTGCTGCTCCCAACACTCCCCACCGCGCATCAAACCCCATCGAGGCCAAGTCTCCAAGAACTCGTCCAAGTCCCCGAGAAGTGAGCATTGGTGAGTTTTCCACGAAGACGAATTGAGGCTGTACTTCACAAATGATCCTCGCCATTTCTCGCCACATTCCAGAGGCTTCTCCATCAATTCCTGCTCCTTTTCCTGCTGCGGAAATGTCGGTACATGGAAAGCCTCCCGATACAACGTCAACAATTCCTCTCCACGGCTTTCCGTCAAAGGAGCATACGTCATCCCATATCGGGAAAGGCGGGAGAAAGCCGTCATTTTGTCTGGCGCACAATACGCTTGCGGGATAGGCTTCCCACTCAACGGCGCACACTGTTCGCCATCCGAGAAGTTTTCCCCCAAGTATTCCACCACCAGCGCCCGCGAAAAGAGCCAACTCATTCACGTTTGCTCCACCAACTCAGGCCAAATAGACTGCCAACTGCCCTGACAGACCATTTGCCGAGTTAGCCGCCCTTCGCTCTGCTGCTCCACTCTGACAGCCTCCCATGCAGACATCTCCCTGCGCCCTGTCAGGCACTGGTAAAGATATTGCTCGTTTATGCCAACTTTTTCTGCCAGTTGTCGGCGCTCATCTGGTGGTATTTGTGTGTTCATAGCCAATAAGTCTAGCAGATTGCTTGAGCAAAACGACATTAGGGAAAGCACCTACACAAATAATTTAAATATTTCTAGCAAAACGCTTGACGATACCTAGCAAGATGCTAGATAATCAATCCATGCCAACGAAATAGTTTGTTGGCATCACGCCGAAAGGCCATAGGAAACAAAATGAAACTTATCAGCATTGATCAAGCCTGCGGACACACAAGTGTTGTTGTTGAAAAAAACAATATTGAGTATTGCGTATTTGTTGACAACTACGGCACTACTAAAAATGAAGTTTACGAAAACTCAAACTTCCGCAAAATTCGCAAAAACTCCAAACTCCATGAAATGTGTTTTTCTTTTGCACAAAACAAAATAGCTCAACAAGCCGCAGCCTAATCCAACCCACGGGGCGCAAGCCCCCGAAAGCACAACATGAAACACAGCAAACATTTCTACTACCCCGAAGTCAAGAACGCAAGGCTAACCGCCCGCGCAGAAGCAGGTCTTGACCTTCTTACAGCCCTTGCCATTGGCATCAGCTTGGCAGCCCTACTGGTTGCATGGTGGTCAGCATGAAAACAGTCTTAATACCCATCAAACCTAAATTGACACGATGCGAAATTCTTGGCGTTTGTCAGTCTAAGCACAACCCAGCTTGCAACAAACAATGTAGGAGAACTGCATGAACCCCACACCCGCCTGCCCTCAAGGTTTAATTGAGTTTGCCTGCGAACTCGAAGGTGTCGATCTGGTTTGCCACTTGGAGTACATCCCTGAAGAACTTGGCGCACTCGATAGCCGTGGCTTATCTGATGAGCCTGACTACGCCGAAACTATGGAACTTGTCAGCGCCTACATCAAAGGCACAGACATAGACATTGGTCACTTGCTCTTGCAGGGCCTTGTTGACCACATTACAACCACCGCACTTGAGGACTACAAAAATGACGATCTCTGAACTGGCAACACTGCTACGAAAGGCCAAGCAAGCCGAGAACGAAGCCAAGGCCGAGCGCCTACGCATTGAGGGCTTGATTGAAGAACAATTCGCCAAACCCCAATCTGGCGAAGGAGTCCACAAGGATGAAGAGTTCACTATCACTTGGAAGCTCACCCGTTCAGTGGACACAGATCGTTTATCTGCTGATTTTGACGATCTGCCAGACAACGCCCAAAGAGCATTTAGATGGAAGGCCGAGGTCAACTTGGCTTACCTTCGCTCCCTCTCAGAAATTGACCCTTCCGCCTACAACAAGGCAGCAGTGTTCGTAACTAGCAAACCCGCAAAACCATCCATTGAACTGAAAGACTAACATGGCCTTCGATCTCTCATCCATCTCTAAAACCAAACGTGTACGCTCACCCAAGATTGTGGTGGTAGGCCAAGGCAAGATTGGCAAGACCACCTTTGCCGCCATGTCGCCTAACGCCATTGGCATCCTGACCGAAGACGGCGCTGATGCGGTAGACGCAAACGCCTTCCCACTGGCCTCTAGCTTGGTGGAAGTGTATGCCGCCATCGACACCTTAATTAACAAAGACCATGACTTCCAGACCTTGTTCATTGACAGTCTGGATTGGCTCGAACCCATGATCCAAGAGTATGTGTGCAAGCAGAATAACTGGAAGAACATTGAAGCACCAGGCTTCGGTAAGGGCTACGTTGCCGCCGCCGAGGAGTGGCGTAATCTTCTGTCTGGCTTAGAAGTCCTGCGTTCTGCCAAGGGCATGGGCATCATCCTGATTGCTCACGACAAGATCAAGCGCATTGAAGACCCGCTGACCGAGGGCTATGACAGCCATGTCCTGAAACTGCACGACAAGGCCGCTGGCCTAGTCCAAGAGTGGGCAGATGTCATTGGCTACGCAGGCTACCGCATCTTCACAAGCAAGACCGATGCAGGGTTCTCTAAGAAAGAAACCAAGGCCACGACAACAGGTGAGCGAATCTTGCACGTTGAACCCCATCCGGCTCATTGCGGTGGTAACCGCTTTGGCCTTCAGAATATGCCGCTTGACTGGACGGCATTCCAAGCAGCGCTTACCCAAGCGCAGTCTTGATCACCCCAGTTCGTAACTTAACTTTTTAGGAAATTTATCATGGCTCAGTTTAATTTTGACGCATCCCAAATTGCACCCCAAGCATCCACAGGCCCACTGCCTGCGGGTGTTTATCTGGCTCACATTGTTGAGTCTGATGTTCAGCCCTTGAAGTCTGGCAACGGCGAAGGCTTGAAACTCACCTTTGAAATCATTGATGGTCAGCACAAAGGCCGCAAGGTTTGGGAGAATCTCAACATTCGCCACAGTAGCGAAGACACTCAGCGCATTGCCCAAAGCCAGTTGTCTGCACTTTGCCATGCGGTGAATGTCATCAAGTTGATGGATACCGCCGCCCTACACTTCAAGCCAGTTCGCATCAATGTGACTGTGCGCGAGGCAGTCGGGCAGTACAAGGCCAGTAACAACATCAAGGGCTATGAGGCCGCAGGTGGTGGCATTAGCGCACCAGCTACTGCACCAACTCCCGCGCCTGTTGCTGAAGCCCCTGCATGGCCTACCGCCGAGCAAGAAGCCGCCAAGTCTAAAGCACCTGCTTGGGCTAGAAAATAATGGCTTTACTTCCACAATCAGTTTCTGATCCTGTGGCTGATGCCATCTTTGCCTTCTACAAGGCAAAGTTTGGCTCAGAGTTACAACGCCCCTACCTTGGTGCGTCAAGCATTGGCAAGCCCTGTCTGCGCCAACATTGGTACTCTTTTCGGTGGTCTAAGCCTGCTCAGTTCTCTGGTAGGCTTTACCGAGTGTTTCAGTCTGGTCACTTGCAAGAGCCAAGAGTTTATGCAGACTTGGCAGCCATTGGTTGCACTGTCTACCAAATTAACCCTACCACGGGCAAGCAGTGGTCATTCACTGAACCCGCAACTGGTCACCACTTTCAGGGTAATGCGGACGGCATCATCACGGGCCTGCCGCAAGCGCCGAAGTCTCCGCACTTGTTGGAGATCAAGACCGCATCTGACAAGATGTTTAAAGATATGCAGAAAAATGGCGTAAAGAAGGCCAAGCCCGAACACTACGCGCAGATGCAAATATACATGAAGTGGTCACTTGATCAGTTTGGGGAAGATGGATGCCGCAGGGCACTTTACTTTGTGGTGAACAAAGACAACGATGACATTTACACCGAGCGCTTGGAGTACAACAAGCAAGAGGCACAAGCACTGGTTGACAAAGCTATGGCTGTGATCACCGCACCCGAGCCACCAGTTGGAGTGTCTACCGATCCAACTTGGTTTGAGTGCAAGTTCTGCGACTACCAGGCTATTTGCCACGGCACAGATGTCCCCATGCCAACGTGCCGTTCATGCGTTCACGCCACGCCTGAATTGGGCGGCAATGCAGTTTGGTCATGCGCTTCACATAGCACAGTTTTGTCAGAAGGAATGCAACGAAAAGGTTGCAATGATCATCGATATATTCCCATTTTGCTTGCCAAAACAGGCCATCCAGTTGACCTTGATCAAAGTGACAATGTGATCTACAAAATGGCAGATGGCAAACAGTTTATCAATGGCGATCCAGACAAAAACTTTGATCACATCAGTAGCGCAGAAATCCATGCCTGCACAGACAAGACCGCCTTGGTGGATGAGTTTGCTTTGGATTTACGTAAACAACATAATGCGAGATTTGTATGAAAACACCATCAATTAACAAAATTACATTGCGTGACTACTTTGCAGGGCAAGCTCTTGCTGGCGATCTCGAACAAGGAGCGAACGATAGTAACTACAAATGGTGGCATGATCCTAAAAAGATTGCACAAAGGGCGTATGCAATTGCAGATGCCATGCTTGAGGAGAGTGACTTTGATCCTTCGTGAGTATCAGTCTCGCGCAGTTACAGACTTGTTTGCTTGGTGGACAAAGCATCAAGAGGATCACGACATTCCCTTGCTAGTGCTACCCACCGCCGCAGGCAAGTCTGTGATCTGCGCTGAGATTGTGCGCCAAATGTGGGATCAATGGCCTCTGTTTCACCCTCGAACTGTGGTGCTTGTGCCGTCCAAGGAACTTGCCGAGCAGAACGCTGCCAAACTTAGAGCCTTGCTTCCCCCAAACATCAGCGTTGGCTTTGTCAGCGCCAGCTTGGGAAAGAAGCAACACCAAGCAGATGTGATTGTTGCCACCATTGGAAGCATCCACAAAGCATCTCACCTGCTTGGCAACATCAAGGCTGTGGTGATCGATGAGGCTCATCTGGTGAGCCAGAAGGCAGGGGATGCAGGGATGTACCGCACCTTCTTGTCCAAGTTAGGCGAACTTTGCGAGTTCAGGACTGTTGGCATGACCGCCACGCCTTTTAGGGGCAATGGCGTTTGGCTGACCGATGGGGATGAGCCATTGTTCACAGGCATTGCAAGCCGAGTGTCCATGCGCGAATTGCTTGATGCCAAGTTCATTGCGCCGCTTGTCCCGCCAGATCACATTGAAACCCGCATCGATGCCAGCAATGTTGGGATAGCCAATGGCGACTACAAAGTTGGCGAACTTTCCCGCGAGGTTGAAAAATACCTGTCCAAAGTAGCCACAGAAGCCTCTAAAATCGCCTCAGAGCGCAAGAAATGGATTGCCTTTACACCGAGTGTCAAAAACGCTGAAAGCCTGTCTGACAAGCTAAATGCACTTGGGATCGTAAGCGCCGTTGTTTGTGGTGAAACCCCCAAGCAGGAGCGCGAAGACCTGATTCGCCAGTTCAAGAATGGCGAGATTCACTGCTTGGTTACTGTCTTGGCTTTGTCGGTTGGCTTTGATGTACCAGACGTAGACTGCATTATTTGGTGCAGGCCAACCAAGTCGCCAGTGCTTTATGTGCAGGGCATGGGCAGGGGTACTCGAATTGCAGACGGCAAGACAGATTGCCTGGTGCTTGACTTCACCGACACAGTTGAGCGCCTTGGGCCAGTGGATACTATCCAAGGCAGGGCTAAGAAGAGGTCAGGCCCACAGGAAGCGCCCTACAGCATCTGCCCAGACTGCGGTGAACGCAATGCACCGACAGCTCTTGTCTGCATTCATTGCGGTGGTCAAATCCGAGAAGAAGAGGCTAAACCAATTGATGCAAGGGTTTCATTGGCAGCGCTCTTGTCGAATCAGGCAAGCATCTCAGAACTGATTTGGCACGATGTAACCCGAGTTGACTACGGCCTGCACCGAAAGGAAGGCAAACCAGACTCATTGAGAGTTGACTACTACGCTGGCCTGCTTCGGGTTGCGACTGAATGGGTTTGTTTTAGTCACATTGGCTATGCTAGGCAAAAGGCCGAGAACTGGTGGATGCGAAGGGAGAAGAAGTCTATGCCATCAGGCACACAAGAAGCGCTTGAGTGGCTTGAGTTTAAAAACATTGAAGAGCCAGTTAGGATCGCAACCCGTAAAAATGGAAAATACACAGAGGTCAAAGACTATGAATTTAATTGAAATAAACGCAATCAAGAGGCATTTGGACAGTCAGGTCAAACAGATCAATACAATCAGAATCAACTGCCAACAATGTAATAATTTTGAGACAGGCATTTGTAAGCAGTTTGGAGCAAAACCACCGCTAGAGTGGATTACTGGCACAGTTGAGTGCGAACATTGGGAATGGGATCAAATCCCTTTTTAAGGAGACATCATGTTAGAAAAACCACCATATTCAAAGATTAGTTACCCATCAGTCCCTCTAAAAGACTTCAAATGGGAGTCAGGATCAGACGTTCAAACCCTCTGGCGCAAGCATGGTTGGACACCTCCTAGTGAGGGTATGCCACCCCCACCGCCCGAGCGTGTCATGGATGTGCCACTTCGGAGAGTGCGCTGATGATGCCTCCAATTCAAATGGGCCTAGTCAATCCTGTGCATAAGCTAAAGTTTTGCACTAAGTGCCAAGCAGACAAGCCACCAGAGGGAGGCGTTGATATGGGCGCAAAATGGAACTGCCAACTCTGTTGGGTCAGACGAATAACTGGTAAACACCTAAGACAAAATGCCAAGACCGAAACCACCTGAACCCCTATTGGGAAGACAAGTCCGAATGTCAGATAGACATTGGATGATCTTGCAAGAACTTGGCGGCGCTGAGTGGCTGCGTAAGCAGTTGGATAAGAAGGCCAAGATGCCTGCCAAATATTACCGCCGTGAACTGGACGCGCCTTCAAAGAAAGAAGTCAATGACTAACCAAAGCGGCTGGCGCAAGCGCCAAATTCAAATGCCCAAGTTTGACATTTGGGAGCGCGAGAGCTTGGTTGACTTTGCAGGGGAGTGCTACGTCAAACTGTGCGAACAAGATGACCGCATTCAACAGCTTGAGTGTGATCTGAAGACGGCGCTTGAGGCTTATAGAGATTTAAGTAAGAACCTCTAAAGCATGGTTAATGTGTTTGATCCGGTCTTCCAAGCCAATAAAGCCACCATTGATTTTTTTGGTTAAAGTTTTGTAATCTTGGGAGTCTGCATACTGGTTGAGTTTATGGGTGTCCCAAAACCAACCCGCAGTCAGGGCAGCATACTGAGGTGTAGCCACAAGATCGGGGTTTGCCCAGAAGTCAACACCCAAGGCCTTGCCAGCGTGAAAATACGAGCTAGAGCCTGTCAATTGGATGCAACCCCTGCCGCGAAAACGATACCCATCTCCAGAGGCTTCATCTCGGTTGCCCATCCGATTTGCGTAAACAGTATTGGCAATGAGCCTTGGATTTCTCTGACAGGCTTGAGCCTTTTCAGCATCAAAGCGCTTGGGCCATGTCTTCATTAAACCAGCCGCAGAGTATGACAAACCCTCTTCTAGCATCCTGAAATTAGCGCATTCATGCCCACATTGACCAATAAAAGCCGCTTTTCTAAGTGGATTCATAATGTCAAAACGCTCAAAAGTAGCGTTAAGGGCATCTAACCATTGCTCACCAATGTGAAGTTGAGCCAACTGTTCTTTACTGACCATTGACTAATCTCCTTACTTCTTCATAGGCGCTGGCGCAGGCGTTGAGCTTGACAATGGCTTTGTCTCCTTCGGCTGCGATGTCGATAAGAGCTGCAATAGTCTGTCGCTCAAGTTCGGTTTCAGTGGTATCTGTGGGTTGTGGATTTCCAATGCTAATGGGGGTACTTGCATTGGCTTGTGGACAACTTGGGGTTGGGAGGCGCAGCCGGCCAGTCCTAGCAAGCTCATGCATAGCAGACTGTTTTTTCTTGACATCATCTTGGGCCTTTCTGAGTTTCGTTTCCTGATCTTGCAGTTTCTCGCCAAGCTCTTTCTCTTTGGCTCTGGCTTCATCATTCTTTTGGGCAATGGCAATCTTCATGTCATTGTCTCTGTCTTCCCATCCAAAGTGATAGCCACCTCGGTAACTGCCAAACAAAGCAATGGCAATAGCTAAAGCAAGGTAGGGTAAAGGTATGCCAAACATTATTCAGCCTCTTTTCTTGCTTGTGCTAATTCTTCACGCTCTTGGTCATCTTCTAGGTGGTCAGGTGGGGTAGTTGGAGGAGGGCCAGGTGTCCAAGATTCATCCAACTCTGGATTCTTCCAAACAGGCATAGCACCAAAAGGTTGACTAGGCAAGCCGCCATAAGCACCTTGAGGGTTATAGGTTGGAGGACTTGATTGATAACCGCCTTGATAGCCGCCACACATAGGTTGTGTTGGGTTTCTTCTTTCAGCAAATGATTTAGCACCCTTGTTAATGGCAAACATTCCGATCAATGTGCTAATACTTCCAACCAATAAAAGCACAACGTCGTTCAAGAGCTTGGTAAAAGCGCTGTCTATCGGACTCATTGATTTGAGGGGCTGTGTGACAAAAATTACAGAATAAAGCATGGCAAACACTGTGAAGCCAAATACAAGCATGACAACAACCACAGAAAAAAGCCACGCATAAACCTTTATAAGCTCAATAGTTTCCTCTGTGCTTTTAACTTCAGAAAGTTTCATTTTTTGGCTTCCTCTTGCGGTTTAACTTCGTCAACTTTTTTCTCTAAGATAGGTGCAACCAAGTATTCTGGACATTGCTGAGTAAACAGACATCTAGGCTTTTGGCACTCTGGCGCATGGAAATGGTCAGGATTCTGGCACTTGTACCTGTAGCGATCTTCGCAGCCAGTGAGCAGTAAAAGAAGCAATAAATATCTCATTTGCCTAATCCTATTCTACCCAACAGTAAATTGACGATCCTGTCCGACAAGTCATCTGGCAAAAATTTGAGGAAGCCAAGGGCATATAAAGCCACACACCCGTAAACGAAGATTTTGAGGCACAAGTCAAAGGTCTTCTGATACTCATTCACCGACCACACCTTCTGGTAGCTGCGCAAAATTCCATCAATTCATTCACACCGACAAACACCAGAAACAAGACAAAGCAGATTCCACCAATTGCCAGGCCAATCTCTAGTTGTTCTTGCTCTTTCTCTTTGGCTGCTTTCTCTGCCTTCTTTAATGCGCTTATCTCTTTAGCATCTGCTAAGTCCATCTCTGCTTGACGAGCCTTAATCTTGTTCCAAACGTCAATCTTACCTGTCTGCATAAAGAGCATCTTGAGTTCTTCTTCAAACGCTCTAGCTTGCTCTAAAGCCATCTCAATTTGCAAAGCCGTACCCATGTTAGAGCCTTTGCCAGACTGTTTGGCTTGAAGCATGGCCTTGGTAGCAGTTGACTTGGCATCGAAGAGCTTCCCGAGCATGGGGGCTAGGGAAGAAAGGTCTTGGGCCACGCCAGCAGCCTTCTTCACCATGCTGATGGCGCTTTGTATCCCTGCTAGGGCCGTCATTGGATCGATGGGAATCATCTCTTATCTACCTTTTGCCACTCAAGGCATACTACTTTTCGGTTGTAAACATCACCTGTCCATGCCCATCTAACACATCTGTATTCAGTTTTCTCTTTACTAGATACCACCAATGTAAACAACACTGACAGCACTAGTAGCCATTTCACGGGTACGCCCAAACAATAATGTAACTACAAAAGATGACAAAGCAAGCAACACAGGCCAAAGCAATAATTGCTTCAGCCCAATCTTTCATGGCTTTTGAGCCTTTTCAGCCTCATTCAAAGCCTGATTTATTCTGGCTTTTAATTTAGCGTTTTGCCTGTTTGTTTTAATTTGATTTATACCAACACGCAATGAAGTCAAAACAGGCGCTGGAATGCCTGTAAAAAATCCAGTCAAAGCCATTTCAGCGCCACCAACAGCAAAATTGTTTCTCAAATTCTCCATTAGTGTGGCAGCAGTCCCTGAATTATTTATAAGAGTGCCAGGCGGAACAGTATTGATGTAACTTAAAACCTCATTTACATCACGAATGTTTTGCGCTCCTTTTTTGCCAAGCATAATATCCAACCGACCATTAGCATCAAGTGCTTCTGTTGCTTTGCGAACTGCACCAGTGTCAACTACTGGACGACCCTGAGAATCAGTGCGCCCACTCTTTACGGCCTCTTTGCGTAAGTAATCAACTGTTGCGCCCTGCAATTCACGGAAAGCCTGTTGCCCATCTTTTCCACTAGTGAAAAGAACTCTACGCAAGAATGTAATTTCTTCCGGTGTTGAGTTAAGAATAGACTTTTGAAATGCTTGGCTTGCCTCAATTTTTGGATCATCACGCCCACGAACTTTTGTCAACAAATTGGCAACAATTGCACGACCTTCGTATTTTATAGCTTGCTGTCTACGAAGTGCTCTAGCTTCTTTGTAAGCCTCACCGCCCAACCCTTCGGTTGACAAATCAATTTTTTCTTTAAGTTCTCGTCCAAAATTCTTGTTTGTTGGGTCAATACCAATAGACTTGTTAATTGACCTTCTCAAAAGTTCTACGTCTGCCAAAGTAGAAGGTTGAGCTTGCAATGTGCCATCTTCTAATTCTTTAAATATGCCAAGCGACAAACCTTTTTCTTTTGCTACTTTTAAAATTGGTGCAACAGTGGCCTCTGGTGCATTTTGATTTAGGTAATCAGCAACATTTGTTATTGATGTGGGAACTTCAAGCTCGCCTTGTAATTTTGCTCGCTCATAAGCCGCTTTGGTTTTTGCTTTTGCGCCAGAATATCCAGACGACAAAGCATCAATTAATTTGTTTCCGGTCAAAGTCATGTCGCCACTTTTAGCAACGTCAGCACCTGTTTCATCAAGCAATTCATCAAATCTTTGCATGATTGAAAGATTATTTTGTTCTGCTCTGGTTATCAATGGCTGACCAAGTGGCCCTTTAACTGCCTCTTTTTCAAAGGCAAGTTGTGAAGGCTCACGCTCTTTTTCGCCAAGTGTAAGTTTTACACCAAGACTTTCAGCAGTTTGCTCTCTCTGTAAACCCATTGGAGTAGCGGCAGCGCCAGCACTCCCCCGAGTTGTTTGGGTTGTTGGTGCAACATCTAAACCTAAAGACTCACGCACAATGGTTGGTGTCTTTTTGGCTGCGGCAACCACTTGGCCTGTACCTTGTCTGATTACATCAGCACCACGCAGTGCTGTAGCCGACACAATGGGAGCAGCTTGCCGAACAGACTGACTCAACATACCAGGAGGTAAAGCACCAGGCAATACTGGTGGCAACAATCCTGCAACTTGCCCAATAGCTTGAACCTGCTCCATGCCAGCCTCAGTCCTCGGCATATAGGTATATTGCTGTGCTCCAGCCCCCGCACGTTCACTAATAGCCCGAGCCGCCTGTGGTGTGCCAAATCTGCCCGCTTTTATTTCTTCACGAGCGCCAGTTATTGCCCCGCCAACTGTTCCAAATAAACCGCCTGTAGCCGCCGTGCCTAGTGTCAATGCAGTTTCAGCAGCACCAATGAGTAGGTCAGCAAGGCCGCCTGACTTTTGTGGTTTAGGTTGCGATGTTTGAGCCGATGGCGTTGCTTGTGCTAAAGCAAATTTATATGCTTCTGCATCTGATAACTCTTTATCCGACTCCACCTCATACGTTCCGCTGTTGGGAATGGTAACTTCGTAACTAAATTTAGCCATTTTATTTACCTTCTTTTTTCTTTACAATTACGCCAGATGGTATGTCTGCAGCACTAGCGGGTAAGTTTGACTGACCTTGTTTTCCAGCTTGTTCCAACCAACCCGACAAATTGTTGCCTGGCTTGTTGAGGTAAGAAACCTGTTTAGTCAAATATCCAATCAATTTTTCTTGAGCAGCTTTTTTGTCAGTCAAATATTGTCTAAGGGCTTGGGGGCGCAAAGTTGTTGGAAGGGCGGTGTCAAGAGCAAGGTTAAGCTCTCCCTCTGACAAAGCGCCAAAGGTAACCGATCCAATCACATCCAAACCCAACTGACTTCTAACATTGTTTAACGTAATTGATGCCGTTGTAATATTTGGAAATTTGCTTGCAATAACACCTGTGTTTGCACCCTCGTCAATGGCTTTAATTGCATCATCAATGTTGCCAATATTTTTCTTGATTTTGCCAATCTCAGCAAACGCTTTGCCTACTTCTTTTGCCGTCAATTCGCCACCAACCCTTGCTTGCGCTCTAGTACCTTGTGTTGTTGCGCCAAATTCTTCTGATGCAATAATTGCGTCAGCCCTTGCTTGACCCGTTAAGTTTTCTCCTGTAGCCGACACCACTCTTGTTGTGCCGTCTTTCATAACAATGATTGTTGTGCCATTTGGAGTTACTTTGCTTGACTGAACTTTCTCATTGCCACCTGCTTTAGATTCAGCATCTTTTTGTGCTATTTTTGTTGCGGTTTGATTTTTTGTTGCCAATTTTGACAACTCATTTCGTCTTTCATCCGCATCCAAGCTAGGCCACTGTGTTTCAAGTTCTGCTGCATACGCTCTTACTGTTGGAGTGATTGACCCAGACTGAAGCATTGCAGTGATTGGATTAGCCCCTGGTGGAGTTGGAGCAATTCCAGTTGGTGTCACCACATCATATGATCCAGTTGCTTGATTAAATGTAGCAAGCGTGTCGCCTTTTTTCAAGATTTTTGTTTCAGGCTCAACAGTCTTCAATATTTTCTGACCTGTCAATGATGTCCGCAATCTTGCTTCCACTGCCTTGTTGCGTGTGCCATCAGGATTAAATAATTGTGCCGCTAATTGATTAACAGATGCGGTTTCAACAGATGCTTGAGCCTTTGACAACTCCTCAAGTTGTTTCCGACCCTCTGGAGTACGCATCAACTCAGGCGCAACTCTGCCAATGTCGAAACTTGGTGCAACCGCAGCAATGTTCTCAGGCATTGGAGTGCCTTGATCTGCCATCTGTTCACGTTCTTGAACGTCCAATATTTGAGGTCTTTCCGGAGTGCCTGGTTGAAAGGCACGTTGTGCAACAAGTTGAGCCAAAGAAGTTTGTCTTTGAGTTTGCATCTGTTGCGCCCTTACTTGTGCCGCATCCGACAATTCAAGCAATTTAAAAGCCAATGGGGTATTGCCCATTCGATTAGCCTCTATAGCCGCCGCCTCTAAAGACTTCGGATCACGCAAGTCCAAGCTCTGCAACAATTGTGATTGCTGAGTGATGCGCTGAAGTTGTGGGTCTTGAATGCCTAAAGCACCACCAATAGCACCAGTAAGCCCTCTAGCCCCTGCATAGGTCATTGCCGCACCCGCTTCGCCAGGAGTCAGTTTAGCAAAATCAATACCCTCACGCAAAGCACTTCTGCGCTGTTGTTCACCATACATTTCAGGGGTCAACCCGAACAGACCCGCTACGATATTTTCTGCCATGATGATTCCTTATCCGTAAATGTCATTGAGCATATTTTGGAAACCAGCATTGCCTGGCCCATATGCAGTTGAACTTAATGCGTTTACTGGTGCTGTGCCACCAAACAATCCACCAACTACTTGACCAAACAAAGGATTAGCCGCTGCTCCAGACAATGCAGAAGCGTATGGGTTTCTAGTGGCATCTGCACCAGTAGCTAGAGCAACGCTTTGACCCGCACCCGTTAAGCCTAAACGACCTACGTTGTAACCTGCTGTAGACGTTTCTTTACCAAGACCAACGCCCAATTGGAAGGGTTGTTGTGCAGCAGTCTCAAGACCTTGAACTTGTCCCATAGCAGTTGTATAAGGTGCGTAGGCGGCTTGCTGACCACCATAGTACTGACCCATAGCTTGAGAACCTTGACCCAATAGACCAGCACCAAACAACACATTCTGTTGACCATACTGTTGAGCATTAGCCGCCAATTGAGCTTCTTGTTGCGCTCTAGCATTGAACAAAGCCTGTAGTTCAGGAGTAGTAGCACCTAAAGCACCGCCTTGAGCAACCGCTAAACCACCACGACCTTGTTGTTGGAGTCTGTTTTGCAGATTAGCAAGTTCAAGTTCTCTGCCTGGTTGCAATAGAGCCATTTGAGAAGCTAAATAGTTCTTAGCAACATCTTCAGGCTTTTGAGCAAGATAACCTTGACCAAGTTTAAACAAACTCTGAGCGCCTGTTTGGAGTGGTTCAAAGGCTTTCTGAGCGCCTTCTGCTTGTTGAATACCAGTTTCAGCCAACTTAACAAATCTGTCTTGAGCCGCTTTAGCTTCAGGACTTAGTGTGTATCCTGCGCTTGTTAATCGACCTGTTACAGGATCAAAGCCAAATTGTGAAGCACCAAACCGAGTAGTCATTCCAACAGGTCTAAACTGAGCAGCCGCTTTAGCAGCCGCAGTCTCTCTGTCAATCATTGCTTGGGCTTTTTGAGCCGCTTCACGGGATGTTTGTTGTTGGAGAAGACCAGCCGCAGTAGTTGCTCCTGTTGAGAACAAATTAGCAATCTGTGCAGTTGTTAAGCCTGTTTTAACCAAATCAGCAACTTGAGTTGTAGTAAGACCTGTAGCTGCCGCAGTTGCCGCAGTTGTAGCCGCAGTAGTAGCCGCAGTTGCCGCAGGAATTGTAGTTGCCGCAGTTGTACTTGCAACAGCAGGAGTTACCGCACTTACAGCAGGACTTAGTAAACCCGCTGTACCTGCCGCACTAGGAGTACCCGCACCAATAGCTAAATCTGTAGCTGTTAATGCGGCAATTTGAGCCGCAGTCAATGGTGCAGTACCCGCTAAAGCACCGCCACCTATAGCCAAGTCTCCCGCAGTTAGTGCCGCAATTTCTCCCGCTGTTAAACCTGTAGCTCCAGCAGTAGCAGCACCACCTAATGCTCCCGCACCACCAAACAATCCAGCACCATAGCCACCTGCTAAAGCAGCTAGAACTACAGGGTCTGTAATTGCTTGTCCTAATCCCTCTAAAAATGAACCTGCAACTTTTTGTTGTTGAGTAGTTTGTTGGTATTCACCAGTAGGAGAGTAATAATTGATGTTTCCACCAACTTGGTTCTCACTAGCTTTATAGGTAATAACATTTTCTAATGGGCCAACTTGCTGATCCTCACCAGAACCAATTACTTGGTTAACCGCTTGGACATAAGTATCACCAAGCAATACCGCTTGATTAGGAGGAATAACTGCGCCTACACGAGCCGCAACTGCACCCTCATCTAACCCAACAGCTTGAGCCATCTGAGCAGGAGAAACTCCATTAACCTCCATAGCCTTGACGATCTGATCGTCAGTCATGTCTGGATTCTTCAGCAGAAAATCTACAATTTGTGCGCTAGTTACAGCCATGATTGCTCCTTATTGTGGCTCAACAGGCCAAGTGATTTCATTGGGGAAACCAGACTGATTGCTAATGTCACGCAATGCTTGACGATAAGTAACATAGCTATCTTTAACTGCTTGTGGAACATCAGCAGTTTGAGTCCAATCTGTCGCAGCTAGTTTTATATTGCGTTGCTCACGCACTTTAGCGGCTTTACGAGAATTAGCATTGGCGGCCCATGCCGCTTCTTCCGCATCTCTTTCAGTTTCTTCCTCGGCAGTAAATGGAATATTGCCTTCTGCCGTTGTGTGAAATCTTGCCATGATTGTTCCTTAACTATTCTTGATGCCGTACAAACGGAATGTGCCAGTAGATATATTGCCTGATTCCATTAAAAATCTAATTCCTGTTACTGCTGCTGTTGAGCCAGTATTTGCACCTGCCAAAGTGATTTGCCCAACATCAAGATATGCAGAATGAGCCACGCCAGTAGAAAATACGCCTTTTTGTAAAGTTGTATTAGATGGATTTGGTATATGCATTACAAAACTTACACCGCCATGTGAGCCATCGCCAGGCGCAGACAAATCTACTGCTACTAAATATTCACTACCAGCACTAGTCACTGATGCGGCATAAGTTGTAGATGTATCATTACTTCTAGTAAAGTGGTATTTATAACCAGAAGTTACATATGAGCCACTTTGTTTTTGTCTAGCTCGTAACTGAACCACACTATCTACTGGTTTAACTGATGAAGCAACAATTACATAGTTTTGGTATGTGCTATCAAATGTGGTTTCAATATCAACTGTTGCTGAATTGCTTGCAGTTACAGTAGACAGATGAGTCCATGCACCACCACCAGCAGCAGCCCAAGTACCATCACCACGCCAGAATGTTGACGAACTAGCGGATGTTCCTGAGTTCAGATTTGTTACTGGTAGGTTACCTGTTACAGCCGTAGCTAGGGGTATATTTGAAAGCGTATTGCTTGCACCGCTGATCGTTTTATTAGTCAGCGTAGTTGTGCTTGTTGCCGTGACAACATTTGTAGGCGTGATGATTCCAGATAGTGCTACTGTAGCCATGATTAATCCTCTGCGTGTTTCATTTAAATCTCAACCCAAGATAACTGTTCTTCATTCCACAAATATAATTTGCCATCATTAGGCATTGGAATAGGTGCATCCCAAAGACAAGATGTTTCATTTAAAACCCAACTTGCAAATGGTTTTGGGGAAATAAACGCATTACGAATTGCATCATATGTGTAACCAATGCCAGCATAATTCTTTCGATAAGGTGTGCCACCACTTAAATGAACACCGCCAACTGTGTTGTAACTTGTGCGTTTGCAAGTTTGACCACGAAACTCACCATAGTGTTGTTCCCAATCAATACCGCCTTCACCCTCATCCTTACCGACAATAACTTCAGTAACTATGTTGTTTGAATCTAAAAATGCATAATGTGCCATGTTTAATTCCTTAATTCCATTGCACATTACCAGTGCCAGCAGTAATGGTTGTGACTTTAAACCCACCCGATGCTGATGCTGTTGAACCCGTTAAACCAGCGCCAATCGTGATTGTAAGTGTGTCGGCATATTTAAAAATAACAATACCAGAACCACCAGAACCACCAGCCTTGTAATCTGGATTTTCATCATTTCCTCGCATAGCTGAACCGCCTCCACCGCCACGATTTGCAGTTCCATTACCGCCAGGATTTCCTATTGGTGATGATGTACTATATGCGCCAGCATCACCACCACCACCTAATCCACCAGTAGCGTTTGTGTAAGGGCCACCAGCATAATAAATGCCACCACCACCACCGCCAGCATAATAAGTTTCTGTTCCAGAAATGCTATTGGAAAGACCATCGCCACCATTGCCACCACCGCTAGATGTAGCGTTAGCACCAGCTGCACCAGCACCGCCACCGCCACCACTACCATAATTTGATCCAAAACCCTGACCACCATTATTACCCTGTCCAGAAGTCGCTGTTCCTATTGATGTTGTTGCATAACCAGAAGCACCACCACCTGAGCCACCATTGCCTCCACCACCACTTCCAGTACCACCACTTTGCCCCGAAGTACCACCAAAACCACCGCCATCAGATGTAATAGTGCTAAAAACTGAATTGCTACCAGCAGAGCCAATTGATTGATTTGCTGCACCGCCAGCTCCACCCGCACCGACAGTTACTGTGTAATTTGTTGCAGTAGAAAATGTTAACTCTCCTGCTCTATAACCTCCAGCACCGCCACCTCCACCAAATCCAGATGGCCCACCACCGCCTCCAGCAACAACAAGATATTCTGGAGTTGCAGGGGGTACAAAACTTCTTTGATTTTGAAATATAGCCTGTAGTGCGCCACTCATGTCAAACCACTCCCTGAAATTAGCCAGTTTGTAGACGTAATTTTTATTGCTGTAGCTGAACCATATTGAGCCAAACTACGAGAGCCTGTTGTGCCAGCAGCAGACAAATACATCGTGTCAGTATTGATTGCAATTGTCACCACTTGGCTTGTCATGTTGATGAATGTAATTGCTGTGCCGATGGGGTAAGCCACAGAACTATTTGCAGGGATTGTGTATGTCCTTGCATTAGCATCACCAGAGGGATGGAAGATGTGTTTGCCAGCATCAGCTAAAACTAATGTATAAGCAGCACTCTGACTATTCTGAGGAATGTTCTTAAAGCCAACTTCATTTGTTCCATCAACTGTACAAGCTGAAAGTGTGCCACTAGATGGTGTACCCAACTGAGGGGTTGTTAATACGGGACTTGTCAGAGTCTTGTTAGTAAGCGTTTGTGTGCCTGTCAATGTAACTGCTGTGCCGCCATTACCACCAACTTGTGCAGCCACATTCCAACCATAACTTGCACCTGTATAAACAAGCGTAACAGTTGCACCTGTAATATCGCAGACCAATGTGTCGCCAGCCGTATTGCCAGCGATCTTAATAGAGCCTGTAGGATCAATGGTTAAGTTATTAGTTCCCCATTGGCTTAAAGAATCAATAACAAGAACAATATTGCCTACTGATGGGCTTGAAGGCAAAGTAACTGTAAAAGAACCACTTGTTGTGTCTGTTAGAACACCATCATTGTTTGATGCTGTGTAATTAGATGTTTTGACTGATGTATAAGCGACACCACCACCACCGCCTGCGGGTGTAGCCCAAGAACCATCACCACGCCAAAAAGTAGTTGCACTTGCAGATGTACCACTATTCAAATTGGTTACTGGTAGATTGCCTGTAACACCTGTTGACAGAGGCAAACCAGTTGCATTGGTCAATGTGACAGATGTTGGTGTACCCAGAACAGGAGTTACCAAAGTAGGTGAAGTGGAAAAAACAACAACGCCTGTTCCTGTTTCATCAGTCAAAGCAGAAAGCAAGTTTGCTGAACTAAATGAACCCAAAGATGTTGCATTGCCAACAGAAGTGACTGCACCTGTTAAGTTAGCGTTAGTTGTAACATTACCTGCTGTCAAACCAGAAGCAGTACCCGTGATGTTTGTGCCAACCAAAGCAGATGGAGTTCCCAAGGCGGGTGTTACCAATGTTGGGCTTGTTGCAAAAACTAACGATCCTGTGCCAGTTTCATCTGTTACAGCAGAAATTAGGTTTGCACTTGATGGAGTCGCTAGAAAGGTTGCTACACCTGTTCCAAGACCTGAAACGCCTGTGCTGATAGGCAAGCCAGTAGCATTGGTTAAAGTGCCGCTAGAGGGCGTTCCAAGGGCAGGAGTGACTAGAGTTGGGCTATTGGCAAATACTAAAGCACCACTACCTGTTTCGTCAGATACGGCAGAAGCTAAGTTAGCAGATGATGGAGTACCCAAGAATGTAGCAACACCAGTACCTAGACCAGATACACCAGTAGAGATTGGAAGCCCTGTGGCATTGGTTAATGTTGCACTAGAAGGCGTACCTAATACAGGAGTCACCAAAGTTGGTGATGTGGACAATACATTATTACCAGTTCCTGTAGAAGTGGTTACACCTGTACCACCTTGTAAAACTGTCAAAGCTGTTGTAAGACCAGTAATTGATGTGATATCAGAGTTAGCTCCACTTGCGGCTGCGCCAAGATTAGTTCTTGCATTAGCAGCTGTAGAAGCGCCTGTACCGCCATCAGCAACCGCTAGATCGGTGATGCCCGTAATCGTACCGCCCGTAATTGCCGCAGAAGCATTATCTGTCTTTGTCGCAACAGCAGTAGCAATATTGTTAAATTCGGTATCAATCTCAGCACCCTTAACAATCTTTAAAGGATTGCCAGGTGATAAGTTATCTTTAGTAGCGAAATTGGTACTTTTTGTATAATTGGACAAGATAATTCTCCTTAACCTATTTTGCCATCTTTGGCTTGAATTTCAATTTTTTGCAGAGAAAATGAAGCATTGTTAATCGTTGTTTCATAACCAGTTTGGACAATCTTTCCTGCTCCAGAAGCATTAGCGGTCAAAGTCTTAATTGGAACGCCACTTGTGTATTCAGCAATGTTGTATTCAGCAATACCATACTCATAGCTTATTTGTGTTGGAATATAGACATTCTCTGATTGGTAAGAACCAGAATAATCAAAACCCCACTTAATCGTTAAGAACTGATTAGACCCGCCAATCACAATAGCAGTAATGTTCTTCAAAATGGAAATCTGATTAGGGTTTCCCAAGTCGGCATTGTTGGTGTAGTACGCAAATCGGTACGTTGATGCGTCATCAAGATAAGTTCCATATTTACCAATATACCCATTTTTACCAATATACAAGTCGCCATTACGCAAAGAACGCAAGGATGTTGGTGCAATAGAGTCCCATTTAGTGACCCTAGATGCACCATCTTGCAAAGATTGTTTGGTATCGAAGCAGTAAACTTGCAAAGATGCAGGTAAAACAAGCAGATAAAAGGCTTCTTTTTCTGAGTAAACAGACTTCAGATTAGCCAATGTCTCACCTGCCAAAGATGAATTTAGGTCAAAACGAACATTCTTAGACAAGTCTCTTAGGGGTGCAGACTTCTCTTGGATTGTCCTCATTAGTGAACGAACACCTGAATCTGACAAGAAAATCACATCAGAGCCAACGCTTTGAATGGTATCTCTAGCAATACATCCAATAGAGCCAATTGTATCGCTCAGAACTAAAGAAGCGGGTGTAGAAGCACCAGAGTACACAAGAATCTGTCGTTTACCAAAGATAAACAAGAAATCATTGTGAGCTGCCAAGCCCATGACCTCATCAGCACCATTAGGCCATACACGGGATACATCCAACGAGCCTGAAGTGCCACCACCCCATACATGACCTGCAATCAGATCAGAGAAGGTAACAGTTACTTTGTCTGTAGATGTATTAGCCACCCATAAGCGACCAAATGCTGAAATGCAGATGTTTGCTTGAGGAACTGTAGCTACATAACCAGATTTCTCAGAGACTCTGCGATAAGTAGTTGTACTTATGGCAGGGTCATAAATCAGTGGATCGTGACCAGTTTGGAAGAAGTATGCAATCCCATTAAGAGTGGCAGTTTGCCAATTAGACGCAGTAATAGTAGGAGCAGTACCACCACCACCATAGGTCAACTCAGTCACCGCATTAGAAGTGCCAAGTTTAAATATCTTGTTGTTGCCAGCAAACAGAACTGTAAGAGTCCCGTCAGTCTGGACTAACTCATGGATCACGCCAACATCGTTAGCACCCAAAGCACCAGAGGAAGAGTTAACCCTTGACCAACCTTTTCTAGCACCTATACGACCATACTGATCCAAAATGCAGTTAGTCGCAACCAAAGCAAAGCCAGCCCCTAAATCAAGGGGAGAATCTTCAGTATTTAGGCCGTAGAAGCCTGGTGCTGAGAGACTGTAACTTTGGAGTGCTGATGCCATTAGACCGCCACAAAGTTGTCTTCAGGATAACGAGTGCTTTCCAATGCAATAGCATCAGAGAGCATTCCTCTAAACAAAGCATAAGCCTCATTAGAGTTAGTTCCACCATCTTCTCCACGCTCAATCAAAGCCCTTGCATAGGCACTTTGAGTCACCAAGTAGTCCAAAACCTTGACTGAAGTGCCATCAGCAGAGAGATTAGCTTGTGGAATGATTAGGTCAAACAACAATGTATATACGCCATTGGGAACAGGGAACAAGTCAACCTTTGTGTCGCCATTACCATCTACTCCGTTATAGCAAAACTCGCTAGGAATAGACTGTGAAGGTGTACCAAAGTTGAGCTTGCGGTTCATATCCGCAACAGTGATGTTATCTAGGGTAATGACGCTAGTTGTATTAATAGCATCAGTAACACGAAACTTCTGACCAGCACCTGTTAAGGCATAAGAACTTACGCCAGAACTAGTGGTGATAGTGACTGTCTGCGCCAAGGCATTCCAAGTGTAGGAATCCTCAATCTGACGCTTGGCATCATTGACAAACTTGCCAATCAAAGAAGAATAAGTTGTTTCGCCAACAGTAGATACTGTGCTTTCACGCAAGCGAACCAACACATCGTTAACAAGTTCTAAGTAGGTCATGTTCGTTGCGCTCCTGATACTTCAAATGTTGCAATAAAACTAAAGGAACTAGCCGCTTCAGTAGTAAGTTGAATCCTATCGCCCTCTTCTAAAACGATATAAGCCGCACCATCAAATTGCAGGTATTCTTTAGAAGTTAAGTTATACGAAGTAAGAATATCTAAAGTAGTAGCCGCACTTGCGTCATACCATTGAACAGTAATGTGCTTAGTCGAACCACCAGTGTTGTGAATGTACATCACAGTAAACTTGGCGTAATAACCCGTAGGAACTGTATAAACAGTTGTCAGCGTATTTGCTGTGGGGTTAAGTCCGACAGATACTGGCCTCATTTACTATTCCTCTTAGAGATCGCTTTAGCCTTAGCCTTAGCGTCTTCCTTGGACGTTGCGCCCCAAGCTCTAAGAGAAAGTAAAAGTCGGGTAGGCTTTCCATCTTTCATCTCAGCGCCAGGCATATTGCCCATTCGTGCTAAAAAGGATGCCCTACGAGGGTTATCTCCCGACTTAACTGGTGGCTTTAAATTGCCACCTGTTTCTGCATTATACGATGCTCTGCCTTTAGCATTCAAGCCCCCTTTGGGGTTTTTTCCTTCTTTTGTTTGCCAAGCAGGACTTTTCATATCTACCTCATCTAAACTTTGCTGTTTTCTTTGCTATTGCTTTAGGTTGGGCAACAAACTGTTTACCAGCCTTTGTGCCTTC